CAGCTACAAGTATTTTAGGTAAAATAGGTACTGGTGCCGTTACAGGTGCTGGTTATAGTGCATTAGCTCCTACAATGTCACAAGAAGAACTACAAAGTAATCTTGGTACAGGTGCACTAACTGGTGGATTATTTAGTGCAGGAACAAGTGCACTAGGTAGAGTAATTAGTCCAAATGCCTCTACAAATGCTGAAATTAAAACACTTAAAGAAATGGGTGTAACACCTACTATTGGTCAAACACTAGGTGGTCGTTGGAATCTTTACGAAGAAAAACTTACATCACTTCCATTTGTTGGTGATATTATTTCTAATGCTAGAACTAAAAATGAAGAGAAATTTAGAACAGGTTTATTTAATACAATCTTAAAAAATGTTGATGACAAACTTCCTAAAACAAATCTTAAAGGTCGTGATCCATTAACATATACTAAAGATAAAATTCAATCTAGTTACGATAATATATTAAATAAATTAGGTGCTGTAAAAGTTGACAATAAATTCTTAATTCAAGCAGATGAATTATCTGGTATGCTTCAAAATAGTGGTATGGGTGCTGATGAACTTAATAAATTTACATTCATGTTAAACCCTATTAAAAACTCAATTTCAGAAGCTGGGTTTGTAACATCAGAATCACTTAAAAAAGCTCAAAGTAATTTAAGTAAACAAATAGGTGCTTTACAAAAAAGTGATAGTGTATATGCTCCAACATTATCACAAGCAGCTGCTCAACTTAAATCAAACCTTGATGAAATGATTCAACGTCACGCATCTACTTTGCCAAAAGTTAATGGCAAGAGCCTTGCAGATGATCTTCAAAGAACCAATAAAGCATGGGCTATGTTTAAACGTACAGAAAAAGCAGCAAGTGCTACTGGTGCTCCTATGGGAGAATTTACACCAACTCAATTTGCTAGTGCTGTTAGACAATTAGAGCCAAGCAAAGGTAGATATGCTACTGGAGATGCTTTATTGCAAGATGTTTCAGATGCAGCTAAAAATGTAATTGGAAATAAAATTAGCAATGCTAATCCATACATTAGACCAGTATTAGCATTAGGTGCAGGAACTGCTGCTGGTATACCAAATTATATTGCTGCTACAGTTGCAACTTATGGTATATACAATCCAGTATCTCAAAAATTAATTAGTGATTTAATTACTAAAAGACCAGAAATAGCTCCAGCAGTTAGAGAGTTTATTAACCAACAATCACCAAGAGCATTATCAGTAATGCCTAGTTTATTATCAGAAGGGCAATAATGAGTAACGAAATTGACCCAATACAATATGGCAAACTTATCGCACAGGTTCAAAACTTAGAACATAAAGTAGATAGTTTAGAAGTAGACATTAAACTACTCCTAGAACTTGCAAACAAGTCTAAAGGTGGCTTTTGGGCAGGTATGGCAATTGCTTCTGCTATCGGTGGCTTTATGACATTTATAGCTAATCATTGGTTAGGTAAATAACATGAAAATATTATCATGGATAACTATAATAGTTCTTGTATTGTTTTTAATGCACACAGCACATGCTGATACTACTACTATTAACTATAAAGGTCAACCACCACCTAGTGCCATTAGCCCTTCTATAAGTGCTTTTAGCCAAGACGTTTGCCTTGTTCCTGTTACTGGTTCTGTATCTAGTACATTGTTTGGCGTAAGTGGTGGCTCTGGCTATAAAGATGTTAATTGTGAACGTATTAAATTAGCTAAAACACTCAATGACTTGGGATTAAAAGTTGCAGCAGTTTCTATCCTATGTCAAGATGATAGAGTATTTGAAGCTATGTTACAAAGTGGTAGTCCTTGCCCTATTAACGGTTCTATTGGTGATGCTGCAAAGCGTGGTTGGTATGAACTAAAACCAGATACATTCAAAAAACTATATGGTCAAACATTTACAATTCCGCTTGTTCCTGACGAGCCTATTACTACTTCTATCACTAACAAAGGTAAATAATGCTTATGCTTGGTATTGCAACTATACTCCAACGCCTGAAGGCTATATGCTTCAAGGTTCTCTCGTATGTAATGGCATTGATCCAATCATTGCAATTAAAGACTATTGGTGCGTATCTTATAACCCAAGTGACCCAATATGTAGTGCGTATCAAACTCCTGCTTGTTCAGACTTGGTTGAAAATCAAACCACAGCTTGCACGTTACCTCACTATAGCGGTGCTGTTAATCAAAGCAGGAACTTTAGTTGTTCTACAAACTCTTGGTCAGCTTGGACAGAAACTAGCAACAATTGCACGCAAGACCCTCCAACGTGTCAAGCAAGTACTGAAACTAGACAACTAGCCTGTCAAGCAGACTATGTAGGTTCAGTTACAGAAACAAGAAATTCATCTTGTCCTGACCCTTATGGTAATGATGTATGGGGTGCTTGGGTAGAAACAAATAATACATGTGTTAAGAGTGCTACAAACGTCACTAACGTGAGTTCTCCAGTTAGCCCTAGCTCACCCCTTAACCCAGTAAATAACCCACCTCCACCGCCTCCTGCAGTTGCCCCACAACCACCTCCTGAACCACCTAGAGTAGAGTCAGCTCCTGTTAAGGTTGAACAACCAAAACAAGAAACTAAAAGCGAGCCAAAAGCAAAAGAAGACAGTCCAAAAGACCCACCAAAGACAGAACAAAAGAATGAGAGCAAGGATAGTCCTAAACTTGACGTACCAAAAGGTAAGGAGCTTGTACATGGTTTTGGAATAGTCCTTTCTTTAGAAATACTTAACAAACCTATTATACAACAAATACAGATAACAGACGCATTTAAATTTGAACAAGGACTCAATGATGACATCGGAAAAACCCAAAACTTTCAACTTGAGCTTATCCAGCTCGGTACTTCTCAAGATGATTTTAATAGCATTGCCAATAGTAGCTGGTTCGGCTTACGCAGGCATAACTTTTTACAACAAGATGGTTTCGGCAATTGAGGCTGTAGATACATTAGCTCCTATACAAGAAAGAGTTAATGCTCTTGAAATACAAATGAAAGCTGCTACAGAACGTCAGTATCAATTATCAGACTCTATTATTAGAAGTGGAGAAAAGGCTTCAGATGCTATTGCTAACTCTAGAGAAACTTCTGCTATGGTTAATGGTTTAAGAAAAGAGTTAGAGGCTACTGTAAACGCTATGGATGATAAATTAAATACAGTTAAACGTTCAACAATGAATCCATTGAGCAATAAATGACATTCATTACAGAGAATAATATAGCAAATCTATATTCAGCTCTAATAGAAATGCCTGTCTTTGACGAATATAAATTACCACCAGCATCTAAAGTAGATTTTGTAATAGTCAATGATAATGCTATATGTGGGGAGTATCAACCACCAGAGTCAGGTGAGCCTCATGTTATTACTATAAGTGTAGCAAGACATTCACACTTATATCCTGTTCTAATTACACTATGCCATGAAATTATACATATGTGTGTTTATTTAGACTCACCAAAAACAGAACAATACACAAGTCATAAAGGCTTGTTTCTTAAACTACAAAAACGTGTAGCCAATACATTTGGCTTTGACCCAAAGGAGTTATAGATGTTAAGTATTTTATCAGGTATATTAGGTTTTGCTACTAGTGGACTTCCAAGTCTATTAGGTTTCTTTCAGCAAAAAGGCGATCAAAAGCATGAAAGAGAAATGGCTATGTTGCAAAATCAACAAGCATTGCTTATGGCTGAAAAAGGTTTTGTAGCTCAAGAAAAGATTGCTGCTATTGAATTAGAAGGAACATACGCAGAAACATACGCACAAGAACGTGAAGCATTATACGATCATGATAAGAAGCTAGTAGAAAATGCAAGTCCTACAGTTAAAAATTGGAACGCTATGGTTAGACCTGTAGTAGCTTTTATCTTTGTAGGTGAGTTAGTGCTTATCAACCTTATCTCATTAGCATGGGCTATGTGGTCAGGTGTAGACTTTGTAGTAGCATCTCAAGAAGTATTTGGCTCTGAAGAAATGGCTATTACTGCATCTATTATTGGTTTTTATTTCGGCTCTCGTACATGGGAAAAGAAACGTGAAAGTATCTGATAAACTTATTAAGTTACTACGTCATCACGAAGGTGTTAGAAACAAACCATACCAGTGTCCCGCAAAACTGTGGACAGTAGGAATTGGTCATTTGATTGGTGATGGAAAAACTCTACCACCTGAATGGAACAGAACTTTTACCAATGAGGAAATAGATGCAATTCTTAAACGAGACCTCAACCGTTTTGAGTTGGGAGTACATAAGATGTTACCTAACGTGCCTTTACGACAGCATGAGTTTGACGCTCTTGTTAGCTTTTGCTTTAATCTGGGTCTTGGATGCTTTCAGCGTTCAACCATCCGTCAAGCGTTGCTTCGTGGCGATAAAGAACAAGCTATGGAGTCGCTAGTTAAATATTGTAGAGCTGGTGGTAAAATATTAAAAGGTTTACAAAAACGTAGATTAGACGAGAAACAACTATTTCTTGGTGTATAATAAGTAAACTCATAATTAAAGGTTCTTATGAAAATTTTACTTATTGATATTGAAGTAGCACCAAATACTGCTCATGTCTGGGGTATCTTTGACCAGAACATTTCTATAAACCAATTACTAGAATCATCTTATACCCTTTGCTATGCAGCCAAGTGGTATGGTGAATCTAAAATTATGTTTGACTCTATTCAAAAGTCTGGCAAACAAAAGATGCTAGACTCTGTGCATAAACTTCTTGACGAAGCTGATGCCATCGTTCACTATAACGGTTCTAGGTTTGACATACCCATACTACACAAAGAGTTTTTACTATCTGGTATGCCACCTCCAGCACCCTCCAAACAGATAGATTTATTGCAAGTAGCAAGAAGACAGTTTAGGTTTGTTTCTAACAAATTAGATTATGTATCACAGGCTTTAGGATTAGGTAGTAAAACAGATCATGAAGGACATACTTTATGGGTCAAGTGTATGAATGATGACCGTAAGGCATGGAAAATTATGGAAGAGTACAATAAAAACGATGTTGTGTTGTTAGAAAAAGTTTATGATAAGTTTAAGGCATGGATTAAAAACCATCCTAATCATAATGCGTATTCCGCAAATGCTTGTTGTCCAAATTGCGGTTCTAGCAAATTACAAAAGCGTGGTACTGCTATTACTACAACTAGACATTATCAGAGGTTTCAATGCCAGCAATGTGGTACATGGAGTCGAGCAGCGAAGGCGGAACAGTTGTCCAAAGAATCCGCTATCAGCATATAAGGAAAATTATGAATATAGAGAAATTATGTGAGCACATGGTAGGTAAAATGATAGTAGAAGCAGAATCCTACTATGGTGAAGATGTGCTTATTATAGTACTAGATGACGGAAGCCACATCGAGATTAGCGGTGATGGGCTTTCCGTATATTCAGAAGTACCAGAGCTAGACGATTAAGAACAAATAACTACATCTTTAACTCTAGTGCAAATTGTTATATGTCCGTCTGGGCTAACAACAGTAGTAGAGTCTGCCATAGCTTTTTCTGTTGAATAAATAGCTAAAGCTGTTAGTATAATAATAAAAATTATATATATTTTATTCATCATCAAACCTCTCTAAAATAGCTTCTACTTCAGGTGGATTAACAGCATCTTCGTCTTTAACTATTTCTAATAGTTTATTTTTATACCATTCAGACTTGTCTAAATCTTCCTCAAACTTGCCTTTAAAAGGGTAGCGTAAGTCATACTTTAACTTACAACCTTTTAGGTATCCAATAAACTCTTCTTTTGTCAAGCGACTTTCAATAACATCTATTGCTTCTATACCACCTACTAAGTAATGCTTTGGATGATTTACATTATCCATATGATTCTCCTTTTAAAATTTACCTCTTAAATACTTTAAAATTCCGTAATTATAACCACGCATTGTGCAATCTATCAAGGTATAGTCATACAATAGCTCATCTATACGTCTTCTATTCCAAGCACTATGGAATTCTATAAGAAATACTACTGGTTGTACAGTCAAGTTTTGTAGTATATCTATCTCTGCACCTTCAGTATCTATTTTCATTATTGCACACTCTGGCAAGTGTTTAGCAGACATAACCTTAACCATCTCACCTTCTTGTCTTTGCTCTTCACCTTGAAACATACTAGCTTCACCACAGTTATGTAGTCCATAATACATCATACACTCGCCATCTTCTTTTCCTATAGCAAAGTTTCTAATGGCTATGTCAGTTCCTGCTGTATTTTGTCTTAATAAATTATAGTTAGCTTTTATAGGCTCATAACAATCTATCTTTGGTTTATCAAAGAATTCATGTGCCCATACTGCAAATCCACCTACATTAGCACCTATATCAATGATATAAGGGCTTTTTCCTATGCCTTCTATAGCGTACTCACCTTGAAATATTTTACCAACGTGAGCAATCATGTCGTTAGGAATAATCATACAAGCCTTCCGCTATACTGATAAGTTCCCGTATGGACTAATTGTGTCCATGCTGCACCATGTACCTTAATGCCATTATCACGAGCAAGTTTACAGAAATGGTAGTCTTCAGATAATAAATGACCTTGATCATCTATACTTGTTGCAAAGTATTCAGTAATCTTGTCACCTAGATCAGAGTTATCGTTAGTGTCATTCATGTTATGAATATATGAAGGACATTTATCTTTTAACTTCTCAAACACTTCACGTTTAATTAACATAAAGCCTGTGCCACCATATTTAATTTCAAATGGTTTATCTGTAGGAACTAATTGCTTTTCCTTTTCTTCTATAGTGCTAACAACATATTCACCAGTAAAGTATTTAAGTTGATTTTCTGGAACTTTCTTTTCTATAGCAAAAGCTACACCATTCCAATTAATCTCTTTTTTAGGATATAATCCACAAAGAATATCTACGTTAGCATCAAGCATCTTAAAGAAATGTTCTGGCTCAAAGCTAATATCAGCATCTATAAACATCATATGCGATGAATCACTTTTTAAGAAGTCATTCACAAGTGTATTGCGACCACGAGTAATAAGTGATTCGTTATAAAGAAACGAAAAGTATGCGTCTATGTCTTTGGAGATAAGCCATGCCTGTAATTTAAGCATAGATTCAAAGTATGTACCATAGCACAAACCTCCGTACATTGGCGTTGCTATAAATAAACTAGGTTTCATGCTTTACTCCATGTAATTGTTCAATAATTCTTGCAAATTGTATCATTCTTTCTATTGTCATTGGCTCATATCGTGTTGGAAACACTTTACTATAAGCACCAATTATTTGTTCTTGCGTGAGTGGTTCATAATCCACTATTAGCCTCCGTTAGTTTTTTGCTATCATATTTTTTAACATTAGTTACTTTTACAATATTTTTTGTGTCTGGAATTAATGGTGTTATTGTAACATTGTGAAGTTTTAATTTAAGGTCTTTTAACCAAGAAAGTTCTGTAGGTTCTGAAGTCATAAGACCAGACCATACAAGTTTACCTGTGCTATCAAACTCTTCTACAAGCCATGCTAACGGTTTCATTAATAAAATACCATCCTTCCTATGTGAACTACTTTCTTTTTATTCCAAATAAATCTCATATCTATACTATCATCATGGAAATAAAGACTATTTGCAACTGGGTTAGAATACTTTTTAAAAATTAATGTGTCAAGTACAAGTAATTTAGTTTCTAAAAAGATTTTTTGGTCAGGTTTACTTTGTTTACCATTTACATAGTTTTCTACTCCTATGAACTGCCCACGAGCGTATACAACCTCGCAGGCATCTTTTCCAAACCTTTTAGACCTAACTCTATTTGCAATTACATGAATAACCCCTAGTTTTTCTTCTAAAGATTGTGTGTTCACTTCTGTATAAACTGCTGTTGCTATACAATGAACATCATGCTCTGTAAGGTGCATATCCATTATGGTTTGTACACATTGTAAACAAGTGGATGAATAATATCTGCACCTATAATGTCTATCATTTTTTTTCTAATAGAATCTTTATGCACATTTACTATAAAGCAGCATGAATCTAATAATTCGCTATTAGTAAACAACCATTTAATAGCATCTATTTTGTTTTCAAAATTAACTTTATGATGATACTTCATATTTTTAGTCCCAGTTCTATTAGGGGCTTGTCTGTACAAAGCATCTTCTATTGCTTGCGTTAATATACATGTCATCAATTTACCCTCTGGGGTATGTGCCAACATGCTATTATCATCAAAATCTATAATCTCTTCCATAATGTCTCCGTATTTTCATTAGGGTAATATAAATGTTTCTTACTTGCTTTTGTATCGCAAAAACAACATAATTTGCTAGACAAACAATTTTGTATGTCATAAACAAGGAGCAAACTATGTGGACATCACCAACAGCAACTGAAATGCGTTTTGGCTTTGAAGTAACTATGTACGTTATGAACAAGTAACATATATTACTTTATTAAAGTTTCATGCAAATATTTTCATTTTTGTTATATAAATCAATAACTTGAGTGAAAACAAATGTAATAAATAAATAGTGTGTATGGGGATGCTCCTAAAAAGGAACATCCTCATCTACTTCTGCTTGTTTAGGTTTAACATCACCGTCTTTTAGTTGTACCGTTCCAGAAATAAACTTACCGTTTTTCCCTTCACGAATCCAACCTGCAATTCTAAACTCAATACCGTCTACATTTGCTAAACCAGTATAATTTGGTTTTTTAGGGTTGCTTCCTTGATCGTTTTTAAACAATGTAAACGTGTTTGTGTTGTCATATTCTGCCATGCTATTCTCCCATCGAGTTAATTAAATTGTCAATACTTTTATTATGCTTGTCAGTATAATAATCTTTGTAAAAATTTGCTACCGTGCTACCTGTAAAGTTATCAGGATTACGTTTAATCAACTGACCAATAACTTTATCTAACTTTGCCATTTGCTTCTCTTGCTCTTCTATATCTAACGAATAAAATGTTCCTGCATGCAACCCACTAGACACTTTGATTAACATTTGTTTTTCTATATCATTAAACATTATTTAATCTCCTGAAGTTTATCAATTACATCATCTACTTCTTTTAAAAACTGCTTTACTTCTGACTCTAATTCTTTTTGGTATACTGGATCTGCTTCTACACGCTTAACAAATACCTGTAAGTGCTCTGGAAACATTGGGTTATAACTTACAAAATCACACCACTTACGACCTGTCACCAAAAGTTGAAACTGTATCTGTGGCACATACTTACTAGGAACTTCTTGTGTTATAAGTGTTTCTGTATGCGTACTTCCCATAGGACACTTAATTTCAATAATGCCATCATCACCTACCATACCATCTGGACTAGCACCAGCTTCCAAAGTGGGATGCTTAACGAATCCCACCTCTTCCACTTCCCCGAATTGTTGCACATATCTTTCCCTAGCATAAAACTCTCTATCAATACCGTCTTGCATTGCTTGATTAATATATGTCTCTTGCCTTTCTCCAGTCAATCGTTCACTTACTAACTGAATTTTGTAGTTACGTCTAGACGCAGATTCACCACTCTTAATCTTTGCTAATACATCAGCTACACGACTAGCTGTAACCTTACCTAGTCTTGCTTGAAACCACTCTTCTGATCGTTGTTCCATTAGATAAAGTCCTCCGCTTTAGTATCTTTAACTCTAATAGTTGCAGAACCAGCACTAGCATCTACAGCGTCAGATTCAAGAATCTCAAGGGCTGTCACCCATAAATATCTGCGAATGTATGTCTCAACCGCCCCCAAATTTTGCACCTCATGACAACCTTTTAAAGCAGCAGTTGACATAGGGCTTGTAATATAAACTTGTGAACCATCTGACATATCTGTAATAGTAAGTGTTGCAAGTTCTTTACCGTATGAAATAATGCCACACAATTCTAGTTCTGCAAATATCTTTTGAATGGCAGGAATAAAATCACCTAACTCAAAATATTTGTAGCCAGCAAATTTATTCAGACCAGACTTTTTAAGTTCTGTACTATGTAATTTTAATCTTGCTTGCATTAACTTTTTATAAACTCCCATCTTTTTCTCCCCTGTTACATAATTTAACGTCTCTAATACTTCTTTCTGATGTTGCTCCATCATTACCTGATCGTAATGTTGTTGTTGACTCATTTGCTTTCTCCCATTTGTCGTTATCTTCTTTAAGTTCTTTTACAAGATCAGCAAGAATAACTGATATATGTTTTAAAGAATGTGCCATAAAAAATATCCCCAAAATATTACTAAAAACCACTTTACCACATAATAGAACTTTTGTGTAAACTTTTTTTGTAGTTTGTCATTAGTGATAATTCTCATAAATCTATCTACGTTCATATCTACTCCTAAACTAGAACAGCCACTATACTCCTAGTCAATTTTTATGTCAACAAATATTTTAATAGGGGGTATTTATCCGACTTTTATATTAGTTGACTATAATTTTTATACATGTTAATATGCCTTTACGTTAAATAAAGGAGATAAAAATGACGTATCAAGAGGCTGTTTCATATTTTAAAACAAAGTACCAAATGGCAAAAGCATTAGGGCTAACAAGACAGGCTGTGCAGCATTGGTCTAAAAATTTAGATAAACCTATTCCAGAGTTGCGAGCATATCAAATTAAAGATATTCTTGCTAAACAATCTGGAGGTACTACTAATGATGCCTAAGAACTGGAAAAAATTTCAGCATTATAACAATAGATGTCCACCTTGGATTAAAGTACATAACGATCTATTAAAAAATCCAGATTGGTTTGCATTAAAAGATAGCAAAAGTGCTTGGGCTTTAATAAATATTTGGTTGATTGCATCAGAAGATGTTGATGGAAAATTGCCAGATAGCAGAACGCTAGCATTTCGCTTGCAAATGTCAGAAGATGAATTAAATAAACATTTATCTGTATTAAATCAATGGCTTATTGAAAATGATAGCATTATGCTAGCATCGTGCAAGCAAAGTGGGGTTACAGAGACAGAGACAGAGAGAGAGACAGATATATATGTCAGTAGATTTAATGATTTTTGGAAAGAGTATCCAAGTAATAGAAAAGTAGGTCGTAAGCCATGTGAAACAAAATGGAAAAGAAATAATTTAGATGAGATTGCTGACAAGATTATTAATCATGTTAAAGAAATGAGTAAAACCAAATCATGGAAAGAGGGATTTAATCCTTCACCACTAACATACATTAATCAAGAAAGATGGGAAGATGAATTACAAAAAGTTAGGAATCCGTGGGATGGTGCTAAATGAATATAGGTGACGCATTAGAAAAATTAACAGTCAATAAGGAAATAATAAATGAATATTATAAAGGGGAAAATACAAATGCTGAATTTCTCGTTAAGAGTACGGATGTTTTTACTGACGAGGTTGTTCGATATTTTAATTCTGAAATACACTCTGGCAAATCGTTGGGCTTCGTTAAGACGGAAGATGACTTCAAAATAAGACCTGCTGAACTAACTGTCTTGACAGGAGTGTCGGGGCATGGTAAGAGTATGTGGTTGTCTCAAATTGTTTTATCTTTAATGAAACAAGATACTAAATGCTTGATTGCTTCTTTAGAGATGAGACCTGTATTAACTCTTGCTCGTATGGTGCAGCAAACATTAAAGTCATCAGAACCTACAGATGATTATATTATAAAGTTTTGTGATCGTGCTAAAGAAAAGTTATATCTTTATGACCAAACAGGCTCTACTACATCAGAAGATATGATTGCTACATTGTATTGGGGTAAGCATGTCCTTGGTGTGGAAGTCTTTGTGATTGATTCTCTTATGAAGATGTCAGATATTTCTGAAGACAATTACGAAAGACAAAAACTTTTTATAGACAGACTTGCTACAACATGTCGTGATTTAAACGTACATGTATTCTTGGTTGCACATACTCGTAAGATGGCAGATGAAAACGTAGTTCCAGATGCTACTCACATTTTAGGCAGCTCGCATATTCGCAATTTATGTGATAACATAATTTGTGTGTTCAGGAACAAGAAGAAAGAAACTGATATTGAAACAGGTGATAAGACAGAAGAAGATTTAAAAGGTATTCCAGATTGCGTAGTGTATTTACAAAAGCAACGTAATTATCCTGTAGAGGGTAAATGGAATTTTTGGTTTGATAAAAAAGGTTTAAGTTACAAGGAACGACCATGAGCATAAATGAATTTATAAAATATGTTCAAAAGTTGTATGGTGAAGATGTCACTTACAAAGCAACATCTAAAGAAGGTGTAACTTTTAAATCTAAAGGATGGGATGACAAATATGATTCGGTTCGTTTTGACGAAGTACAATTACGAAAACTTGATAACAAAGATTAAGGCTCTTGACTTAACTAAAAGGTGGCGTGTGAATATTAGCGAAGAAAAAGTTGTGAGATCACTAGAGCAAAATGAAAGGTTGTGGTCGCTATATGGGTCAATTGCTAACTATATTGGTGAAGACCCAAGCACAGTACATGAGTTGTTAGGTTATAAGTTCCTACGTTACCAAACAGAAATAGCTGGTAATCCTGTAGAGTTAATTAGGTCAACAACAAAGCTAGATAGTAAACAGATGGCACAGTATCAAGAAGACTGTGAAATGTGGGCTTCTACTCTCGGTTGGAGTTGGGAGCTATGAGCAACCCATTTAAAATAACAGAGCCAACAGTTATAAGTTTTAGTGGTGGTCGCACTTCTGCTTATATGTTGTGGAAAGTGCTGCAAGAAAATGGTGGGCTTCCTAATGACGCTATTGTATGTTTTGCTAACACAGGCAAAGAGGAAGAAGCCACACTTAAATTTGTTAATGACTGTTCTGTAAATTGGAATGTGCCTATTCATTGGTTAGAATATAGAAGTGGCAAAGATTTTGTAAAAGTAGATTATAAAACTGCTAGTCGCAATGGAGAACCATTTGAAGCAATAATTAAAGAACGTAAAATGTTACCAAATGTTAGAGCTAGATTTTGTACCGTAGAATTAAAAATTAGAACAATGAGTAGATATCTTTCTAGTTTGGGCTGGAAGGAAAGATTAAATATGATTGGCATTAGAGCTGATGAAGGTCGTAGAGCAGTTAAAATGAAATCAGACAATAAAAATGAAGAACCTATTATGCCTTTACACATTGCTAATATATCTAAACCAGAAGTATTAGAATTTTGGAGTAATAATACATTTGATTTAGAGTTGCCTATTATTGATGGAGAAACAATAGGTGGTAATTGTGATTTATGTTTTTTAAAATCATTGCCAAAAATATTAACTTTGATTCAACAAAAACCAGATAGAGCTACATGGTGGGCAAAGCAAGAAGAGTATGTAAAGTCAATTACAGATGGCGATGGAAATAGATTTAGAATTGATAGACCAAAATATGCAGATATTCATAACTTTGTAGACAAACAAGAAAATATGTTTGACGATTCAATAGAATGTTTTTGTGGAGATTAAATGAGACAGCCAATTATTGATGGCATAGTTATATTTTGCATTGTGTGGTTCGTTGGTGGTGTTGCTAAACTTATTAGGTATTTTTATGAATTATCGTAATAAAAAATTGTTAGAAATAGTGCGGGAGTTTCCATGTGCTATGTGTGGTAAACAAGATGGAACTGTTTGTGCTGCCCACTCCAATCAACAACGTGATGGCAAGGGCACAGGAATTAAGGCAAACGATTATCGTATCGCTAGCTTATGCTATACATGTCATGATATGATAGACAACAATAAAGAGTTAGATAGAGCAGAAAGAATTGAAGCATGGGAGCAGGCTCATCGCAAAACTATTGGTTGGTTGTTCGATAAAAATTATTTAGGATTAAAATGATAAAAGTTTTATCTTTGTTTGATGGTATTTCTTGTGGAAGAATTGCTTTAGATAAATTAGGCATTGATTGTGAGTACCATGCTTTTGAAATAGATGAAAGAGCAAAACAAGTATCTAAATCTAACTATCCTAATTCACATTATTATTCTGATGTATTTGAATGTAATGGAAATGATTTTCAAGGGGTTGATTTATTATTAGGCGGATCACCTTGCCAAGATTTATCAGCAGCTATGAAAAACAGAACAGGATTAGCTGGACAAAAGTCTTCTTTGTTTTTTGAATATTTAAGAATTTTTCAAGAAACCAAACCAAAATATTTTTTATTTGAAAATGTTGGTGGTATGAAACAAGAAGATAAAGATGTTATTAGTATTTTATTTAAAGAAGAACCAATTAGAATTAATAGTAGTTTGGTATCACCAGCATTAAGAAATAGATTGTATTGGACTAACATACCTAACGTAGATCAACCACAAGATAAAAATATTAAACTTAAAGATATTATTGAGAGTGGTTATGTAGATCGTGATAAAGCTAGAGCTTTATTATCTTCTGATTCTAGGCCATTAACTAGCAAAGATAAAATGGTAAGAAGATATCGTCAAACAGGTTTTACTACATTAATATTTGAAGATAAAGATTTATCCCAAGATAGTTGTAGGTATATGACGCAAACAGAATTAGAAAGATGTATGACTATACCAGATGGATATACAAAAGTTTTAAATAGAAATCAAGCTGCACATCATTTAGGAAATGGATGGACTGTTGATGTAATAGCACATATATTAAAAAATATGGAGAAGTAAATGGGGAAAGGATCTACAAGAAGGCCATTGTTAATTTCTGAAACAGAAGCAGAAGATAATTGGAATAAAATATTTAAAAAAGATTACGAATACGAATTAAACAAGTCTACAGGTGAAGTAGAAAAACGTTTTATAGATGGCATATCTAAACCTAACGAAAGTCAATTTGATGGCGACAAGCCCAACGCAGTTAAGCCTTAAAAAATTACGAGCAGATGGATATTTAGTATCAATTACAGAAAAATTTAATCATTTCTGTAAGATAAGACAAGACATGTGGGGTTGGTGTGATCTCCTTGCTATAAAAGAAGATGAAGTGTTAGCAGTTCAAACTACAAGTTATACAAATATATCTGCAAGAGTTAAAAAAATTGCTGATAGCGATACTATAGGAATAGTAAGAAAAGCTAACATAAAAGTCAACGTGCATGGTTGGCATAAGGTTGGCAGTCGTTGGGAGTGTAAAGTAGTTGATGTATCATAAGGAAAAATATGGAAGCTAAAGTTAGAGAATATAATGTTAAAGGTCGTTTAGTTCATATAGAAAAAATGCGTAATTTAATTTTAGATGCGTTAGGTGATAAATCTTTAACCATTGCAGAGTTATCTAAAGAAATTGGTATAGAACACAGAAAGATTCAATACATTGTATTAAACATGAAAAATTTAGGCATGTTAAATTCGACAGAACGTGAACAACAGGGACAAAAGAAAATATACAGATACTTTAAACCTAAAGTTAATTTATTACAAAACATATTTCACCCTATGCCAGACTTTAGCGACAGGATCAAAGGCATTTATATTCACACTGAAGAGGAAGCTAATGCACATAGATAG